AAGTACTCTAGATTAACACTAGATAAACAACAAACAGCAGTTCGTTCTTCGTTTGTTGGTAATGTAATCTCCGAGCATAAGTTACTCTGATTAATTTTTAAACCTAACTCTTTTTGTTTTTCCGGTAGAGCTTCATTACATGTATCTATATTTATAAGATAAGGCTCACCAGTCTCTGCACGAGTCTCAAGTAAACGCATCCATAACTCTCTAGCACTAATAACTTTAGTAGGTTCGTTTGTTTTAGGGTCTATCAATCTCCATTCATCATCATTCTTGACAGCTTCTAAAAATGTATTTGTTATATTTACTGCGTTATGTAAATTTAAATTCTTTCTATTTATATCACCACCGGAAGACTTACGCATATTAATAAACTCTTCAATCTCAGGGTGAGATATATCTGAATATGCTGCATAACTTCCTCGTCTTGTAGTGCCTTGATTAAAGGCTAACATCTGAGAGTCTACTACATGCATGAAGGGGATTGACCCAGTAGAACGAGAACCGTTGCCAGTTGAAACACCATCACTCCTAACATCTCCCCAATATCCACCGATACCTCCACCTGAACTTGCGAGCCAAATGTTTTCATCATAGTGGTCAGAAAGACCAATCCTCGAATCAGGTACATAATTGAGAAAGCAGCTAATAGGTAACCCACGAGTTGTTCCCCCGTTACTAAGTATAGGAGTACTAAACATAAACCAATTATCGGATGCATAATTATATAACCTCTGTGCTAAATTAAAATCTATATTACCTTTGTATGTAGCTCCAAAAACTGCAGCTCTTGCAAAAGCTTCCTGTGGACTGGTTTCGTTTTCCCAAAAATATCTATCTTGTAATGTATCAATACTAAATTTATCTAGTTTCTTATATTTGAATACCTAAATATTCTTTAATCATTTGTATCTCCTAAATGATACTTAGTATCTTCCAATGCTATAGCTATTATAGCATAATGTATAATCTTTAACAAATCTAATTCAGGGTCATTACCTTCTTTCTTACCACACCTCATAGCATACTTCATAATATTACCCATGCAAAAACCTTTGCCATGCCCTGCATCAATAATCATATCAGTTGCTTGATACTTTCCTTGTGCGTAATGTCTTTCGTATGTTCTATCTACATATCTCTTTATTTGTTCTATTATATTATCTTCGTTAAATTTATATTCCATTGTATCTCCTAATGTATTGTAGTATCTAAAGGTATACCACTAGTTCTTTCATCTATCTTTATACTTACTAATTCTTCTAAACGTAGTAATACTTCTAATTCTATATTGTCAGATGTATTACCTTGTAGTATTGCACCACCTAGTATAAACAATAAATCTTCTAAACGCAAATCTTCTAAATTAAACTCTGCCATTTATTTCGAGTAACTCCTCAAGTGTTATATCATTTTTCTTTTTGATTTGTTTTTCTACCCATTTATGATTCATAAACGAATGATGTATTGTAAATCCTTTGTAATAGTATTCTTGGTCAGGCAACGCTTGGTTTAAAGTTTGAGGAGTTACCTTGTCGGTATCCTCTGTTAATAAACTATTAATCCAATCTATCTGTATTTCTTCTGCTCTCTTTCGTATTAATTTACTTTTCTTTCCATTCATGGGTAATCTCTTGAACTCTTGGTTCATTAACTATATCTGTGAAAAACACAGGACCTCTTGCATAATCAAAGATACGCAGTCCTTGTCCGTTATTAGATTCCGAGTGGCATTCTAGCTTGTGAGGACACCATGTACATTCTCTCGGAAGTTTGAAGTTACCACCAGTGCCATCTGCTATCGGTTGATAACATAACTCAGGTGGTTCAGGCTTTTTTAGAGTAGCCTTTAACCCTTTAATTTTAGACTTTATATCAGGTTTGTCAAGTTCATCAGGTCTAAAAAACCAAAGTTCTCCTGTTTCTTTGTTGATAGCTAGAAAACCACCCTGATTTGTACCTTCTGCTTCTTCATAGCCTGCTAGTTGTGCAAGGTATCCAAAGCTGTCATTCTCAGGTAATGTACCATTCTTAAACTTGTTGAATGAAAAACCGGAAGCTGATTTAATATCTACAACTTCACCATCTATTTTACAATCCATGTGACCTTTGATGCCACTAATGTTTACCTCTTTTTGTTGGTCAGTAATCTTGTGTCCTGATAGTTTTACTAAGAATACTACGAGAGCTTCGAGTATATGACCATACAAAAATTTAATTAACAAAGTAGATTGTAAATCTTTTTGTTTAATCTTTGAGTGTTTGTTATACCAAAGCTGACGAGCAGGTTTACCTACATTCGACATACGTAAAGAGTCTTTAGTCTTAGGTTGTTTCTTTGCCCAACCACGTAAGGCTTCTTTCATATCTTCACCAAACTCTTCAATCATTTCGTCTGACAAATCTAGACCCTTACCTTTTGCTAAAGGAGTCAAAGCTTTGTATATATCAGGTACTATGTTTTCTAGTTTCTTTTTCATTTTACATGCTCGATAAAGTGAAGTTCTCTTGTATCAGGATTAAATCCTAATAGTTTAACTCCTAACTTTTGTTGTAATTTAGTTCTTGTTTTTTTACAGTTAGGTTTCTTGTCGTTGTTGTGGTTAGTATGTGTAGTCTTTACATCAATTAAAATTGTATTACCTTTCTTGTCCATAGCAATCATATCTACTGGACCAGTACACCCTGAGTTTTGGAAGACTTCATATCCATTATCCCACAACCAAGTGACTGCATAATACTCTGCAAAGTCTCCTTTTCTGCTTGAATCTTTAATGGGTTTCACTCCAATCACCTCCTATTTTATATTCACCTGTAAGTGGACAACGTAACTTGTAATACTCACCTGCTTTCTCTATACATCCTACAGCTAACTCACCCACGAAGTCTGCTAAATCTTCTCGTACTTCCATCTGCCATTCGTCATGAATATTAGCTACAAACTTAGCATCGAGAGCATTTAATTTTATCAAACTTTGTAACATAAGTAAAGCTCGTTTCATTACGATTGCACCACCACCTTGTAGTAAACTATTGAGTGCTGCATGTTCACTTCTTACATAAATCTTACGACCATCTAATCCTTTGAGGTATCCTCGTTTAGCTGCTTTTGATACCCGTTCTCTAAGTAATTTAAGTGATGGATTATTATCGAGGAAAGACTTTCTAAGCTTTGCACCATCTCTTTGGTTTCCTCCAACCACTGACCCAATCTTTGCATCTCCTGCTCCGTATATGAAGGCATAGATAAATGTCTTTGCCTGATTTCTTGATTTAAGTCCTGCAGCTTTTTGATTAGCTGTGTGTATATCTCCTTCTGTAACTTCATGTGTGTAATCCTCGTCATTCATATAGTGTGCTAACATTCGTAATTCTAAACCACTAGCATCTATACCTACTAATTTGTAACCATCTTTAACAGTCCAACAAGACCTGCATTCTTTACCATACTCACTACTGAGACTAGGAACTTGTGCTACGTTAGGAGAACGGTGAGACATACGACCAGTGATTGTACCATTAGGTATCACAAAGCCATGTACTCTATTGTCCTTCTGTACAGCAAGTATCCAAGAATCAATCTGAGCTATGCGTTTCTGTAGCAGTAGAAACTCTGCTATCAGTCTAGCTTCCGGTATATCTTTAACCTTTGCCAAAGAAGATTCATCAACTATCGGCAGACCTGTAGGAGTAAACCTGTTAGGTTTCCAACCGAAGTCTGTAAGGTATTCACCAATCTGTTTACGAGAACCTAGATTAAAGTCTTGTAACTTCTGTCTCATAAAAGGTTTGTAATCACCTGACTCTATAAGCCTATCATATTCTTCTGCTGTTAAACCTGACTTGGATAGTGTTCCATCTTTCTTTAACTTAGGTACAACTTGTTTTATATCTACCATCTTAGGTTTAAAAACCTTTTGTACTTCTTTCTCAACTTCAAACATACGTTCTTTCAACTGAGCTACCAACATCATGGCATACTCTTGATTGAACTCGAACCCATTGTCTTCTTGTTGTTTTAGAACTTTTGCTACTCCATGCTCAAGTGCTATCGAATCTTCTCCAAAGTTTTCACCTTCTTTGAGTAGACGTTGATATACTTTTTCATTTAGTATTACATCTTGTTGACAATACTTTAACATCTCGTCTGAGAAATCATCCCAATCTTCGGGTTGTTCGTTTTTAGGAAAACCTACGATGTATCCCCACGTTTTTAAACTATGTCCATTCTCACGTACAGGATTAAACAATCTAGACATAACAAGTGTGTCTTTAATTACTTTATTAGATAAGTCTACACCATGCAGTTTATTAATAACAGGCATATCAAAACCTAATATATTATGACCAATCAATACATCAGCAGATTGTAAAAATGTAATACCTTCTTCAATAGCATTCGGACCAAACGATACGACAGGCTTACCTAAAGGCTTGGCTACAATACACCAAATCTTGTCAGGTTGTAAGCCATTTGCTTCTATGTCAAATACAATTTCTTCCATAACTTCTCCTAAAATGGTAAGTCGTATAAGGTTTCTTCATCTGTAACCTCATTCATTCTACCAGTTTGAATATCATAAAGCAAGCTACAAGCTAGTCCAGTATCTCCTGTGTATCTAGATTTAAGAACACGAACTTTAGTTGTATTCGATTCCATTTCATCTTCTGCCTGTTGATTACGTTCTAATGCAATCACACAATCCGATAACTGTGAGATACCTTGAGAGCCTTTGAGATGTGATAGGGATACTTCAATACCCTGCTCGTGTCCTTTATCTCCTGCTGCTCTACGTAAGTGTGATACTAAGAACATACCCACACCAGTCTCTTCAACTAAAGAACGGAGTCTGTTCATTAATGTATCAATACCTCTGCGTTCATCTGATTCAGTCAGTTGATTGACCAACATATGTAAGTGGTCCACGATTACCCAATCACACTCACAACCAACAATCATGTACCGAAGCTTAGAAAAGATTTCATCTATATCTGTAGCTCCAAGATGTGCATGAATAAATACTTTATCTTTCTGAATGACCTTATCAAATAACTCTTGTAGTTGTTCATCAGTATAGTTTTTGCGTTTCTCTTCAAGATACAATCTATCATTAGCTTCGATAGATACAATACCATCAGCAGTCCTCAACCAGTTTTCTTCTAATGCTATGATACCGACATTATCTTCGGTGTTCTTAATTAGATAGTGAGTCAGCTCACGAGTAATACTAGACTTACCAAGTCCTGTACCACCAGTAAGTGTGACCAACTCTCCTTTACGCATACCATAAAGTTTCTTGTTAAGTCCTTCCCAAGGATACGCAATACTTTCTTTCTGTTCTCTGTGTAACCATTTGTCTTTTACACTAGACAGTTCCATGATACCCGATGGTGTGTATGTCTTAGCATCCCACCATGCCTTAGTAAACTGTGCATACTGTCCTTGTTCAAGCATAGCATTGGCATCTTTAAAACCTTGTGGTAAAGAAACTATCTTAGCTTTTCCGGGTTTTATAATACGAGCAACTTTTCTAGCTGCTTCTCTACCATACTTGTCATTATCAAAACAAAGAACAACGTGGTCAAATGATTCAACAAACTCGATGCTGTCTCGTATATCTCTGACTGCACCTTGAGCACCACGCTTAACTGAAACTGATGCCCACTTCTTGTCGAACATTTCGTAGACTGCCATAGCATCACATTCACCTTCTGTTATCGTGAGATACTTACCACCTTTACCAAACAGTTGCTCACCAAACAATCCTGTACCTTCGTAG